ATGTCTAAACTATCTGTTTTAGATGCTGATCCTCTTTTTGCTCATCAGTATATTTCTTCTTTAACTTCATTTATTTCTGATCTTCAGCGTTATATTGATTTTATTGATGAATCTTTATCGAAGATTTTTACTGATGCTTCAGATGTTTCAGATGAAATTACATTGAAGATAGTTGAATCTATATCTCTGTCTTTAGCTGATATTCTTTATGAATTATTTTCTTTAGAAGCTCGTTTAACTCATCTTTCTTCGTTGCCTTTGCGGTGAACTATGCGTATTACTGATACTGAACGCGGCGCACGTATGGCATTGAATATTGCTGAGATGTACGTTTGTCAAATGGATTTTTGGGAAGATACTTTGCCTCAGCATTTTGATTTTTGGAAAACTGTCCGTGCTGCTGCATTGGAGCAATTAGATGAGTGTGTCTTATTAAGGCAGTCGTTTTTATGATTAGTCTGTTGGGACGCGACAAGTTGATTTTTTATTCTCGCTTTTTATTTAGGGTGATTTATAGTTCAATCTCTATTCTTTTTGATTTTTTAGTTTCATTCCTTTTTTCTCTTTTTGTTTTTGTGTTGTATTTTTCTTCTTTCCGTTGGGTTTTAATTCCAATGGTCTGTGCTGTCTTTGTTTTTTCGATTTTCGACGAAATTCGTTATCAACGTTATTTACTTGGTGATTTTAGTCTTAATCTTTTAAGTAGGGGAGATGTCTCTTGCCGAGAGTGATGAGCAGTTATGTCAATTATTAACTACCCAATTCAATCAATCCGGGGTCCGCCTTCAATCCCAAGCTTATGCTGATTTATTACGTCGCAGTTCCTGGCAGCAGTTTTGGACATTAACGTTTCGACCGACGAATTCTGGTTCTAATGGCAGTATGCATCCGGAGGCCGCTGATAAAGCGTTCCGATTTTTTGTCAGTAGTATTAATCGTTCGTTATATGGTCGTGTGTGGTCCAAACGTTCTCATTGCGGTATTCAATGGGCCAGAGGGCAGGAGTGGCACCGTGATGGGCGGTTACATTTTCATGCGGTGGTGGCTGCGCCGGATGAGGATATTAATCGTTTAATGAGTCGGTATGAGTGGCACGAGTTTTGGTACCGAGAGTTTGGCCGTAATCGTATCGAGGCTCCGCGTAGCCAGATGGATATTACCGGTTATGTCTCTAAGTACGTTTCAAAGGGCGGTGAAGTCGATGTGTCACGTAATTTCGGGGCGTGGGTGCCACCGAAGATCGACTATAGCCCACGTCCCGAGCAGGGCGCCTTGATTACAGGTGACAGCGGTAAGTAATCCGGTGATTGGTCCGTTATCCAGTCCCCCGGTGGCAGGTGGCAAGCCCCGCACTGTGGGTTCAAAGCAGTTCTACCTTGTCTCCTGCGGGGGGTAAGGGGGGATCTTAGCTTGACCCCACAGTAGCGACCGAAATTGATGTAATGACGAAACGAGATGAGATGACGAGAGACGAGAGACGAGAGACGAGAGACGAGAGACGAGAGACGACGATATTAATTTAAGTTATTTAATGAGTGAATCGATCAATCAATGAGGGTGAGTGAATGCAAATGCAAATGCCAAAAGTAACGATTAAGTCTGATGTCACTATGCGCACTGTGACTACAAAACAAGGTACACAAATGCCGATTTATAGCCAACGTGCTGAATTGGATTGTGAAAAGATGAGGATGGAGATAGAGGTTGTTGTCGATGGATTGCGGGAAGGTTATCCCGTCGGAGCTGTTAAGTTATGGGATGTGGTATCTGACCTTGTTGCAGGTCGTTTTGGGCTTGAATTATCTCGTAAGAAGACGTTAGTTGATGTAAAGCTTCCTCTTACGTCTTCTAGTGTTTCTGCTAAGGGATGATGAGTTGTGGCACAGCAATTAATGTCTTTATATTGTACGCAATATGATGTTGAGGCTAGAACATGTTCTCAACAGGCTTGGATGGTTCCGCCTTCTTTGTTGCCTCCCATTTCTTATGAGGATGTTCGTATTCTTTTGCCTCATATTGTCATGTGTTTTTTGGTGGCTTGGGGGTTTCATTTTCTTTTCACTGTAGTTCGTGATTAATTTTATTATGAGGATGTTTTTATGAAATCTTATATTGATCGTGGTATTGCTTTTTTTTCTTTACTTTCTACTAGTTCATTAGTTTTTGCTGCTGATGCCGCAGGAGCTTCTTTTGATGCTGGTGCGGCTGTTACTGCTTTGGGTGCTATTTCTGGTGCTGTTGCTCTTATTGGTGCTGCTAAGCTTGCTCCTGCGGCTATTTCTGTCGGTTGGAAGTGGCTTAAAGGTGCCATATTTGGATGATGTTTTTTTAGTGGGGAGAAGTGTTCTTCTCCCCTTTGGAGCATTGTTATGGATGTTTGGTTGGTGTTATGTGTAGCCGTTCTTTCTTTTTATATTTTATTTCGGCCTTAGGGTTGACTTTAGTCATTTCGTTTCCTTTTTGTTTATTTGCTCAGAATGTTCCTCCTACTGTTGAAGTTGTTCCTACTTCTGTTAGGTATTCTTCTGTTATTTCAGATGGTGTCAGTACTTCTGCTACCTTTGAGGCTAGGTCTACTGCTTTGGTGAATGGTGTTAGGTATTATACTGTTCCTGTAGATATATCAGCTTCAACATTAGGTTCTCTTGCAAAGGTTGCCGTTCGCCGTGGGATGGCCTTTTATAATGTTTATTCTATGTTGAGTGGTTTGATTAATGGGGCAGGGTGGGTCATTGATGAGTTAACGCATGAAGTGATGAGTGGTCCTGCTTTAAAAGAGATTCCTGTTGGTACTGTTGCTTGGTGGTGGCAGCGTCCCGGTGATGGTCATGTTTTTTATTCTGTGACTCCTCAGGGTTTGATCGCTCCTATTAATGCTTATCAAAGTTCTCTTTCTCCTCCACAACCTCTTGTTACTAGTTCTGGTCCTTCTTCTGTTAGTTCTGAGAGGTGGTTATATCATCTTGAAGGGGGGGGTGAATATATTGGTCATCTGAGTAAGACGGATCAATCAGTTCCTGATTATTCTTCTGGTTTACCTCCTTCTGTGATTCTTGATACTGATTTGGGGCAGTTGGTTCGTTCTGATCCTTCTACAGTCAATGCTGTTTTAACCGATTCTCAGACGGGTGCTGTTCTTCTTACTCCTGAGATTGTTTCTGCTTTGAATAAGTTGCGTCGTTCTTTAGAGGATGAGTTGAAGGCTTCTCATGCTCCTGATCAGCAGCCATCTAGTGGTGGTGCTAGTTCTCCTCCCTCTTCTTCTGGTACGGCTTGGCCGTCTTTTTGTAGTTGGGCTAGTGTTGTTTGTGATTTTATTGATTGGGTTAAGTCTGATGAATTTTTGAAGAAACCTCTTGTTCCTCCTGATGTTCCTTATGTTGATAAATTACCTCAGGCTAAGACTTGGTCATCTGGTTTAGGGGAGGGCGCTTGTCCTTCTCCCACGACTATTCCTATAGAGTTTTCAGGTTATAAGACGAGTGTTGAGATTTCTTATCAGCCTTTCTGTGATTTTGCTGCTTTAATGCGTCCTGTTGTGATTGTGATTGCTACGATTCTTGCTGCTTATATTGCCGGTGGTTTTCGTGGGGTGAAGAATGTTTAGTTGGTTAGCAATGTTGTTGCGTAATATTTTGGGTCAGACGGTTGCACGTGGTTTAGTGGGTGCTGGTCTTGCCTTGGTGACTACTGTTCCTTTAATTCCTCTTGTTACTTCTGCGTTGAATCTTATTGTTTCTAAGATGTCTGGTATTTCTGCGGATGTATTAAATATTGCTTTGTTAATGGGTTTTGGTGAGGCGTTGTCAATTATTGGTAGTGCCATGTTGACTCGCTTAGCGTTGCAATCTCTCCATGTTGGGATAGTGAAGGCGACTACTTAATGTTAAATCTTGTGACTGGTGCTCCAGGCAATGGTAAGACTTTATATGCTGTTGATTGGTTAATTAGACAGATTGAGATTGATAAATCTCTTGTTAAGTCTGGTGCTGTTCCTCGTTCTTTTTATACTGATATTGAGGGGTTTGATGTTGAGGCAGTTCGTCGTCTGACTGGTTATGTTGTCCAGTCTGCCCCTGAGGATTGGCGGACAACGCCTCAAGGGAGTGTGATTGTTTACGATGAAGCTCACCGTATGTTTCCTGCTGGTCGCCCTGGTCGCTCTGATGATCCTAGGGTGTGTGATTTAGATACACATCGACATGGTGGTTATGATCTTATGTTTGTCACTCAGTGGCCGACGAAGATTCATCATGAGTTACGTCGTTTGGTGGGTGAGCATGTGCATTTGAACCGTGCGATGGGGTTGCAAACCGCTGGTTTATATCGTTGGTCTCGTGCTCAGGATGATCCCTATGATATTCATCAACGTGAAAAAGCTGAGGAGGAGGTTTGGAAGTTTCCTAAGGATCGTTATGCTTTATATGCCTCGAGCACTCTTCATACTGTGAGTCATAAGTTTAGGATTCCTAAGAAGGTCTGGAGTGCTCTATCTGTTTGTGTCACTTGTTCTGTGATTGGTTTGGTTTTTTGGCATTATTATAGTCCTGCTCATTTGTCTGAAGCTGCCTCTTCTGTTGCCGGTGCCTCGGGGCAGGCGAGCTTGCGAGCCGCCCCCGCTTCGCTGAGTTCTTCTCGTTCTTTGGTTTCTGGGATGCGTACGTATGCGGTTTTAGAGACTGAATCTGCTCCGACGTTGTCTGGGTGTGTGTCTTCTGATCGTTCTTGTCGTTGTTTTAATACGGATGGTTATCAGATTGATATGAGTGTGGTTGAGTGTCGTCGTTTGTTGGCTTCTCCTTTGCCATTTAATGTTTATCACGCTTATGTGACTTCTTCTTCTTCTGCTGCTGCTGTTTCTTCTTCTCCGTCGTCTTCTCCGTCTTCTTCTTCTGTTTCCTTGTCTTCTTCTGTTTCTTCTGCTCCTATTTTGGGGTCTTCTTCTGTTCCTTCTTCTCATTAGCTAGGTTTTGGGTGAGTTTTTTTAGATTTCTTCTAATTTCTCATTCATGCTTTTATTCTTTTGTCAATAACGCAAGTTCCATGCCAGTTATGATTGGTTCATAATCCATTTAGTTTATGTTCATAATTGTATCTGAAGGGGAGGGTAGTCCTTATTTTTCTTGATATAGTTCTCAGTTAGTGGAATAGCTTGATAAAGAGTGTTGCTGCTGTCGCTCCTGCGGCAAGCAGGCCGCTAGCTACCACCACTGGATACCATTGTGATTCTTTGGATACTTTTTGTGTTTCTTCTATTAGTTTTTGGGTGCGTGCGTTCATTTCTTGGGTGCGTGCATTCATTTCATTAATGTGTGCGTTCATTTCTTGTGTGTGTGTAGTTACCTCGTGAATTTCAGCTTGAATCTTGGCTGTTTCTGAGATTAATTTTGCAATTTGTATTTTCTGCTCATCTATGATCTCTGTTTTGTCTTCTTTGAGTGTCATTGTCATTTCTCTTGGTGATTTCTTTCTATAGTGTAGAGCAGCAGAAGGGGGTGTAGGGGGCTAGCCCCCTACGGAGACGCTTTACGCTTTTGTTGGCGTTGTATCAGCACTTGCCTTAATTGGATGATCGACGCGGTTTCATTGGCTGCGTGTCTTCTTTTATGCGAAACCGTTTTTTGAAGTGCGTCAGTGATGCGCTGCGGATCAGACGCGGCAAGGCCGCCTTGTGGTGCTGTCGCTCGTGCTTCTTCCATCATTTTTTGCCATTCCCTGGCAAGCGTGCACGTGAGTGATAACCATCTGAGTTGCCATTCTTCAATGGTTCTTCTTTCGGGTGTGACTAGCTTTCCGTTGATGAATTGGAATCCTGCCCAGTTGCCTGTAAGTATCTGATTTGGAATCTTATTCTTACTCATTATGCGTGCACTGGTAGAGTGTTTGTTAGTCTCTTTTTTAGACTACTAGCTAGTTCTCGTACCCATCTTCTCCAGCGGACATAATATGCATTATGCGAAATGGGGAAAGAAGGAAAAAAAAGCAAAACGTACTACTGAAGTGGATACAAAAAAAACTAAACAACTTAAAAGACATGAAAGCCCTACCAAACACTCACAGGCAACTGGACAGGATTCCAATTCATAAACGGAAAACTAGTCACACCCGAAAGAAAAAGCATTGAAGAATGGCAACTCAGATGGTTATCACTAACGTGCACGCTTGCCAGAGAATGGCAAAAAATGATGGAAGAAGCACGAGCGACAGCACCACAAGGCGGCCTTGCCGCATCCGATCCGCAGCGCATCACTGACGCACCTAAAAAAACGGGTTTGCGTAAAAGAAAGTACCCAACCACGGGGAGCGCGTCGATTATAGTATTAAGGCACGTACTGACACAACGCCAACAAAAGCGTAAAGCGTCTCCGTAGGGGGCTAGCCCCCTACACCCCCTTCTATTGCTCTACACTATGCAAAGAAAGCACTAGGAAAAATGACAATGACACTCAAAGAAGACAAAACAGAGATCATAGATGAGCAAAGAATACAAATTGCAAAATTACTCTCAGAAACAGCCAAGATTCAAGCTGAAATTCACGAGGTAAATGCACATACACAAAAACTAATGAAAGAAACCCTAAAACTCACAACAGAATCCAAATGGTATCCCGTAGTAGTGGGGAGTAGCCTCATTGCGGCAGGAGCAACGGCAGCAACACTCTTTATCAAGCTATTCCACTAACTGAGAACTATATCAATAAAAATAACGACTCCCCTCCCCTTCAGATACAATTATGAACATAAACTAAATTGATTATGAACCAATCATAACTGGCGCGGAAATTGATTTATTGACAAAAGAATAAAATCATGAATGAGAAATTAGAAGAAATCTAAAAAAACTCACCCAAAACCTAACTAATGAGAAGAAGGAACAGAAGAAGACCCCAAAATAGGAGCAGAAGAAACAGAAGAAGACAAGGAAACAGAAGAAGAAGGAGAAGACGACGGAGAAGAAGAAACAGCAGCAGAAGAAGAAGTCACATAAGCGTGATAAACATTAAATGGCAAAGGAGAAGCCAACAAACCACGACACTCAACCACACTCATATCAATCTGATAACCATCCGTATTAAAACAACGACAAGAACGATCAGAAGACACACACCCAGACAACGTCGGAGCAGATTCAGTCTCTAAAGCCGCATACATACGCATCCCAGAAACCAAAGAACGAGAAGAACTCAGCGAAGCCGGGGCAGCTCGCAAGCTCGCTTGCCCCGAGGCACCGGCAACAGAAGAGGCAGCTTCAGACAAATGAGCAGGACTATAATAATGCCAAAAAACCAAGCCAATCACAGAACAAGTGACACAAACAGATAGAGCACTCCAGACCTTCTTAGGAATCCTAAACTTATGACTCACAGTATGAAGAGTACTAGACGCATATAAAACATAACGATCCTTAGGAAACTTCCAAACCTCCTCCTCGGCTTTTTCACGTTGATGAATATCATAGGGATCATCCTGAGCACGAGACCAACGATATAAACCAGCGGTTTGCAACCCCATCGCACGGTTCAAATGCACATGCTCACCCACCAAACGACGTAACTCATGATGAATCTTCGTCGGCCACTGAGTGACAAACATAAGATCATAACCACCATGGCGATGTGTATCTAAATCACACACCCTAGGATCATCAGAGCGACCAGGGCGACCAGCAGGAAACATACGGTGAGCTTCATCGTAAACAATCACACTCCCTTGAGGCGTTGTACGCCAATCCTCAGGGGCAGACTGGACAACATAACCAGTAAGACGACGAACTGCCTCAACATCAAACCCCTCAATATCAGTGTAAAAAGAACGAGGAACAGCACCAGACTTAACAAGAGATTTATCAATCTCAATCTGTCTAATTAACCAATCAACAGCATATAAAGTCTTACCATTGCCTGGAGCACCAGTCACAAGATTTAACATTAAGTAGTCGCCTTCACTATTCCAACATGGAGAGATTGCAAGGCTAAGCGAGTCAACATGGCACTACCAATAATTGACAACGCCTCACCAAAACCCATTAACAAAGCAATATTTAATACATCCGCAGGAATACCAGAGATCTTAGAAACAATAAGATTCAACGCAGAAGTAACAAGAGGAATTAAAGGAACAGTAGTCACTAATGCAAGGCCAGCACCCACTAAACCACGTGCAACCGTCTGACCCAAGATATTACGCAACAACATTGCTAACCAACTAAACATTCTTCACCCCACGAAAACCACCGGCAATATAAGCAGCAAGAATCGTAGCAATCACAATCACAACAGGACGCATTAAACCAGCAAAATCACAGAAAGGCTGATAAGAAATTTCAACACTCGTCTTATAACCTGAAAACTCTATAGGAATAGTCGTGGGAGAAGGACAAGCGCCCTCCCCTAAACCAGATGACCAAGTCTTAGCCTGAGGTAATTTATCAACATAAGGAACATCAGGAGGAACAAGAGGTTTCTTCAAAAATTCATCAGACTTAACCCAATCAATAAAATCACAAACAACACTGGCCCAACTACAAAAAGACGGCCAAGCCGTACCAGAGCGAGGGGGACTAGCACCACCACTAGATGGCTGCTGATCAGGAGCATGAGAAGCCTTCAACTCATCCTCTAAAGAACGACGCAATTTATTCAAAGCAGAAACAATCTCAGGAGTAAGAAGAACAGCACCCGTCTGAGAATCAGTTAAAACAGCATTGACTGTAGAAGGATCAGAACGCACCAACTGCCCCAAATCAGTATCAAGGATCACAGAAGGAGGTAAACCAGAAGAATAATCAGGAACTGATTCATCCGTCTTACTCAGATGACCAATATATTCACCCCCCCTTCAAGATGATATAACCACCTCTCAGAACTAACAGAAGGCGGAGCCTCGATACGATTACGGCCAAACTCTCGGTACCAAAACTCGTGCCACTCATACCGACTCATTAAACAGTTAATATCCTCATCCGGCGCAGCTACCACCGCATGAAAATGTAACCGCCCGTCACGGTGCCACTCCTGCCCTCTCGCCCATTGAATACCGCGATGAGGACGTTTAGACCACACACGACCATATAACTCCCGATTAATACTACTGACAAAAAATCGGAACGCTTTATCAGCGGCCTCCGGATGCATACTGCCATTAGAACCGGAGTTCGTCGGTCGGAACGTTAATGTCCAAAACTGCTGCCAATGAGTACGCCGTAATAAATCAGCATAAGCTTCCGATTGAAGGCGGACCCCGGATTGATTGAACTGGGTAGTTAATAATTGACATAATTGCTTATCACTCTCTTCAAGAGACATTTCCCCCACTTCAACATAACTAGATCGCCTATCCGTGCACGTTGCTTCGCACCATATGCACATCTTGTTGACAGTGGATGGACGGAGAAACGTCGCCCACGCACTGCCAACAAGATGCACACATTACGTACACCGATACGCGATGAAAGAAGGCAAGTCATTCATTGATATTCTCCAAACAATGTTTTCAATAACTAAAAGCAACTATATTTGATTACGAATCTTTCCCATGACGTAATAGACAAAAGTAGCGAATGATATGGGAATTAATACCCAGCCAAAGGCAGAAAAGCAAAACCAAACAATTAGAAACATGAAAAAGCATGAAAAAACCCCAGCAAGAATAGTAACAACGATAGAAATAGCTAACCTAACTAAAAAGAGAGATTCAAAACTCAGTCTCTCGCAATTCCATAAATTAAGCATCAATAAAACCTAAGAACAAGAAGAGCAGTAGCTAAAACAAGGGAATACAGTCATGAGACCTACGATTCTTCCCCCAAAGACATACAGAAATAAAATTAAGAAAACCCGCAATAATTACCAAGGAAAGGATGATTGAATCGTTCACAATAATGATTGCCTCAATAAAGCACACTCGTCTAATTGATCTAATGCCGCAGCACGCACTGACGACCAGAAATCAAACTGCTGGGGTAGTGTGTCTTCCCAAAAATCCAATTGACGAACGTACATCTCAGCAATATTTAATGCCATGCGTGCGCCTCGTTCAGTGTCAGTAATACGCATATATCACCGTGAATAAAATGTTACACATGAAGGCTCAAGAATCGGCACATCAGCCACATGTAATCGCAACCTATCGACAGAAGAAAAAAGAGATGCCAAAGAAGAATTAATATCTGGAACAACTGAATAAACATCCAATTCAGCTAACTTTAGAAGCTTCGCATCAAGAGATTCCAGACTACGACGAAAATCACAAAGAGAACTAGAAAGGGAAGAAATATCAAAAGAACAATCTGACAAAATTAAAGCACGAGCGAATAAAACTTCTTCACCAAAAGAATTTTTCTTAAATTTCAGATTATTATTAAATATCGACATCTGACACCCCCGCCTCACGCATATGCTCTACATGATCTAAAAGAAGCGTCAAATCACAATAAGCTTTTAAAAGAGCTGAATTAACACTATCTCCATATTTAAAAATTTCAATGTCTAAATCACCAAGACCTAAATCAGCATAACGAGAAGAAACTAAAACTAATTCCCCCATTACCTTTTCAATACCAGCGACCCAAAGATCAACTTTAGAAGGGGTACTACAAGAGTCACCTTGATCAGTCACAAAACCCGCAGAAGCCGCAGATAAAGATTCTTGATTATTCAACATTGCTACACTCCTACCGTGTCCTATCCTGTCTTAGAACACCTCCCCATCCAGGATAGGATGAATGGAGAGGTGATGTGACCTGATTAGTTCACATAAGATATTGTAACCTATTTACGGGACATGTCAACTAAATAAGACACATGAACAGCGAAAATATTCTACTTGACAAAGTAAAAGAAATATGCTCAATCGAGTCAGACAATGCACTAGCGATAAAACTAGGCATACAACGTCAAGCGATATCAAAAATAAGACGTGAAGAAATGCATCTATCAGATGAGCGCATCGCAGAACTATGCGACATGGCAAATCTAGACGGAGGAAAATGGGCAGCGAGTATCAGAAGTGAAAAAGCAGAATCACCCAAAGAACGCGCAATGTGGGAATCAATAGTAGAACGGCTAACCGCAACAGCAGCAGCGCTAATAGTAGGCGTAGGAGTTAGCAATCCTAACACATCTCACGCGAGCATAGGAAATAAAGAGGAGTTAAAACAAGCGGATAAGCTGGTGGGCCGTGCTGGAATCGAACCAGCGACCAGCGGATTAAAAGTCCGATGCTCTACCGAGGACTAAAAACGCTATGGAAGAAACTCAATAACATCATGAAAATAATGGGGAAAATGACTAGGCTAGCAAAATGCCACTAATCACTCCTAGACATTGCAATGCCGTCCTAAAAGCGGTTTACGGAAGATAGTGAGCTGGTGACGCGGAGAAAATATCGAAACCCTAATCTAGTCAGCGCTACAACAACACGAATTTAGAGCGTCACCGTAGGGGGCGCACCCCCTACACCCCCCCACGTCAATTTTATGCATGGCATCATGTAACCATGCAGGTAACTAAAGGAAACTTGTAATGACATCAACTCACAGACCAGACAGCAAGATAGTTCACCACAGGGAACAAATGCGCGCAGCTGGATTGCGTCCTGTGCAGCTCTGGGTACCGGATACGCGCACACCGGAATTCGCTGCTGAAATTCAAAGCCAGTGCCGCGCCCTGAAAGGCGACCAGGCAGAAGCCGACGCTTTACGCTTCACAGAAAAAGCCATGACCCATATTGAAGATTGGAAATGATTCAACGTGGCGACCTTGTAACAGTTTCCCTACAAGGCGACTACGGCAAGCCTAGACCAGCGTTGATCGTTCAATCAGACCTTCTAACGGAGTTAGATAGTGTCGCACTGTGTCCGGTCACGAGCGACCTGCGGAATGCGATATTTCGTGTCACCGTTGAACCAACTGCGGCCAATGGTTTACGGACACTGTCGCAGGTCATGGTAGATAAAATTTCAACACTACCACGTAACAAAATCAGCGAACCTTTTGGACGTCTCAATGACGAGAGAATGAAAGCAATAGAAAGAGCATTGTTACTAATTATTGGTATCATTTAAAAACTGTGTCGGCACTCAACATCTCGAATAAAAAAAGATGATGAGGCCGATCATACAAAGCAAAGTGATGTGAAGATTAGCCAATAACCTAATCACACTCTAAATGTTCACCATAAAATGGAAGATCATCAACTGCACAATCAAACTCCCATTCAAAGGCATAATCATCAGACTCAATAACACTCATACACCCGGTATCAGGAATAACACCTATACTAGATTGAGGTACATAATAAACAGACATAGACATCCCTCATTAATCAACTAATGATAATGAATTACTCTTCATCGCATACTCTTCTATCTCAATAGCACTCCGAGATAAATCGATATCACTAATAAGACCAAGATCACGCTGCAAAGCTGCACGAACTGATCTAAACATCCAAACGTACTGCTCTTCAGTAATACAATTAGCAAAACGCCAAGCAGAAATACTATCGAGAAAACTATTTGAATAGAAAAGACGATCAATAAAAGCAGGCATATCATCTAATGCAGAAAGCTTACGGCGATAAGCCGCAGCAACAGCAGGCGGGAGAGATATACTCTCATTAAAATCAACCACAACATCATTAGGCTGCGACATTAGACACCTCCGAAAAACCAGGATGCATCGCTAAAGACTCACGAAAATACGTAGGCAATTGAACACGTGAGCACATGCGACGGAAACGGGAAGGAAAGCCGGAGCGCTCAATATACTGAGCGATAAAATCATTAAATGACTCACCCAAAGATTGACGTAACAAACTGATAGCGGGTCCGGCTTGGCGACGCAACCAACGCACCATCGCGACACCGGAAGCCTCTACATGCTTTACAACGCAATGAATACGAGAAGATACAGAAGAAACAACCCTAGATAACAATGAATCTAAATAACCATATGAACCACGCAAATAACGAAAAGAATCAACAAGAATATCCAAAGGTATAACGGCGTGTTTTCCATAAAAACGAACCTCATAACGAACCCAGGGAGAATCAGGGGAACCCAATTGCTTCCCCTTATCATAGATACAAAGCTGTTTATGACCTTTTTGCCCTACGTACAAAGTACATCCCGAACCGCCTCCATGATCATCTAGAAAACGTGTACGAGGAGGAGTACCACCAGAGGCAAATAACAAACAACCTCCAGAGGGAGCTAAATTCTCTCGAGCCTGTGCCTCATGATGACGAACGGTCCCCAATTCACCCTGATAATCATCATAGGCCACATCACATCGGGTAATACGAGCGCCCACCGATTGCAAGACAGAAATAACCTTAGACCAATCACGAATATAACGACAAGCAGCACCAGATAAACTAATACAAAAAGAATCGTTATTACCATCCCAACCTAACTTGCCAACCACATCACCGTTATGATCAAAAATAGATGCGCTAGAAGAATAAAAATGCCAGCGGTTTGATGTGTGCTTACCAATAGAAATGTATTTAGGATCTAAATTAAACAAGAGAGATAATAAAAACTTAGATTCATCCAAATAACCACACTGTTGCAATAGATCACGACTCATCACAACGGTTAAAAAATCCACACAAGCAAGCCGCGAGGAGTCGAAATCGTCTTGACGCATGCCCAAGCAATCCCACTCACCCTTTTGGCCCGTGTTACTACTTGGGCCAAAGCTCGGCCGCTCCGCTTGCGAGCGTTGGCCCTCTGTATACACATGCGAAACGTTTTCACCGGATGGCCCTAGGAGCGCCTCAGAGCGCTCACAAGACATATTCTGAATACCCATTCAATTCTCCTAACCTGCCTTGCCAGAACCCCTCTAACCTCGGCAAGGTAAGATTAGAAGGGAAGTCAGTTACAATCTGACATAAATACATGTAAACTCATATATGACATATTGTCAAGCGAGAACTGACTTGAATACGATAAATAAACTTCTTGACAAAGCTAAAGAAATGTGCAATCGCGGAAGCGACGGAGCACTAGCGAAAAAGATAGGAGTTTCCAGGCAATCCCTACACGTATGGAGACAGGGAGGGAAAATCAAAGATGAACACCTTGCATTGCTAATCGAAATAGCACAGGCAGATGAAAGCACGTTCGTAAAAGTGCGTGAAGAAGAAGCAGACACAGCGACAGAACGCCGAATCTGGCAATCAATGCTGGAGCGGCTAACCGCAACAGCGGCAACGGTACTAGTAGGCGTTGGCGTTAGCTTTCCGAACGCATCTCACGCAAGTATGGCAAACAGAGAGGCACTAGAAGGAGTGAAACAAGCTGGTGGGCCGTGCTGGAATCGAACCAGCGACCAGCGGATTAAAAGTCCGATGCTCTACCGACTGAGCTAACGGCCCAAGACCACAATCTTCCGCACATTGGAATGCAGCTGTGTAGTTTACAGCAAGAGTAACGAGCAGGGTAACTCCATATAGCGAGTCGGGTCTGCGACACCAGCATCCGCGAATCCGGCCGCACGCAGTTTGCAAGCGTCGCAGCGCCCGCAAGCGCGCCCGTCAACATCTGCACGATAACAAGACACGGTCAATCCAAAGTCCACGCCATGCAGCACACCTTCGTGAACAATCTCCGCCTTACTTAGAAACTGTAATGGCGCATGTACGTGTAACTGAGTCCCCTCAACGCCGACTTTGGTTGCCAGATTAGCCAGCGTTTCGAAGGCCGTGATGAATTGCGGGCGGCAATCGGGATAACCTGAATAATCAACAGCGTTAACACCGCAGAATATATCGGCCGCACCGATGACTTCAGCCCAACCTAATGCGAGTGACAGCATGATGGTATTACGTGCTGGCACATAGGTCACGGGAATGCCTTTGCCACCTGCGTCTGGTATTTCGATGTCGTCAGTCAGTGCCGAACCACCGATGCTGCGTAGATCCACGTCCACAACTTTATGTGCAGCCACGTTTAGCACCCTGGCGATCCGTACGGCTGCGTCCAACTCGGAAGTATGGCGCTGACCGTAACGTATGCTTAAAGCGTGTACCATAAATCCCTGCGATTGGGCGATGGCAGTGACCACAGCAGAGTCCATACCTCCGGATAACAAGACAACAGCTTTCTTCATATAGAAACTTAGAGTCAAAGTTTGAAAAATCAGGGGGATAGAAACAAGAAGGATAGAAACATCTAACAGCAATCAGAAGCAAACGTCGCTATGACAATAAGCTATTTCAACTTGATGACGAACTTCAAAGAGCGCAGTTGTATCAGCTTCATTTCCAATGTTGCTTGTATTAACAAGCCCTTTGGCAGCAT